GCGATATGCTGAGATACATAGATGTAAAGATCTTCTTTGCCATACAATGCAGCAGGGATAGCATCAACTACTTTACCTAACTCATCAATAACATTCGCAGCAGTGATAGTAGTACCTACTACATCTACAACTGAAGCATCAGCAGCCAATAGAGCAGTAAAGCCATCAAACTCACCTTCGTTAGCATCAGCACCTGCCCAGATGTTTGTTTCATTCTTTGCAGCTACTTTAGCAGCAACATAACCGATTAGGTAATCAGCGAAGTTAGCAGGTAACTCATCAAAAGCAGAGTAACCCATTGAGATCGCTTCCCAATCCGATACAAAGTCAGATTTACACAATTCCAAGTTTACCTGAAGTTCTTTTGGAGTAAGAACTTTCTCAGCCAAAGTAAGTGTAGAAGTATCAGAGAAATCACAAGTTGCATCTTTAGTGATAGCATCCAAGTTCATTGTCTTTAAAACCTCTTTGTACTTGACATTTGGTTTAATAGTAATACCGCCACCTTCAATAGTGTCGGCACTCAATAATGCAGCAGAAACATATTTCCCTGCAAATTCACCAGCATATGTGGTAGTAATTGAAGTGGTTGTAGCCATTTTTCTTCTTTATTAAAATTAGGATAATTTACTCATTACACGAGATAAGGTAGTCGCTCCTGCTTTATTGCTGAACTTTACCATATCTGGTTTCTTGTCTATAGGAGCAGCAGCTACCTTCTTAGCAGCAGGTGCTTCATCAGCACTCATCTCTACCTTCTCCTCTTCTTTAACTTCCTCAGAAGCCATCTCTTCCTCCTTAGGCATCATTGCAGCGATCATTTCTTTGATCTCATCAATAGCAGCACCAAACTCTTCTTTGGTTACATAAGCCATCTCCTGCTCTTCCATAGCTTCCTCTGTTGCTTCTTCTTCCACAACTTCCTCTACTACTTCACCTGCTTCACGAATCTCAGAGATCACACCTTCCTCAACAATAACGAGAATACGACCATCTTCTAATTCATGCTCTCCAACAGGAGCAGCAACTTTCTCCTCATCTTCACCTAGTAAGAATACATTCTCACCTGCCTCAAACGATTCTGCCTCAACTACAACACCTCCTGCGAGTTTCATTGTAGCCATTTCAACTTTTACCTCCTCCTGAACTTCTGGAGTCTCTTGAGGAGTAAGAGCCATTTCAATCTTCTTGAATACTTCTTGTAGATTCATTTCTTTGAACTTTTCTAATTAAACAACTATTTATTAAGATTTTGGGTTATTTTCATAACTGATCCAATTCCTTCAATTTACTCTCTGCCCATCTCTTAGCAGATAATCCACCCCATAACATATATGAGATATATCCACAGGATGTGGTATCTCCCTCATCATAGTATTCCTGCGCTCTACTTAGATAAGAATACATTCTCTTAATAGTCTCAACTGATAGAGGTTGCTTCTGGGCTAATTGCTGCGCTCTGACTTTACCCACTTGAGTAGCACATTTATTCCCTTGCTTCTCATTGAGTTCAATCCCTTTCTTTGCGTTGTTAGAAACTGAATCAGGATAGTCTCTGTATGATTCCATTTCCAACTTCTTCCCATTCTTGTATCTCTTATCGTTCTTTACAGAACCTTTGATTATTCCCAGAAGATAAAGTGAGAGCAGGTGGTCTGCTTCTTCTGATTCAATTCTAGATAATTCTGTATTGATTTCAATAGCCGATTCTCGCTGCATGAACCATCCCTCAATGCTGAATCCTTTGACCTTCCCACTTTTGACATATTCATTCCAGATATCCTCATTATTGACCTTCATACTTACCATCCAAGTTCCTACAGGATACTCTAAGCCATAGGCTCTACTCTTATCCTTCTCTGGATCTTCAATGATCCAACTCTCAACTAATGATAAGCCTGAGATCTTCTCCTGATGCTCTAGTGTAGCATTGCCCTGCTTACCATTCATCAGATACAATTCTGAGGCTCTACGGATTGTCTCCTTCGTAAAGAATACATAGTATTCCTGATCACCATCAACTCTATATATTGGCTTCTCTGGAATCATAGCCGCACCCATCAGGATCTTCTTCTCCTGATCTACTTCTTTGAATTCCATCTTCTGCTCCTTACTCATCGTGATGAAGTCCTCCTCTATCGCAGGATGCTCAACTATGCTGATTGCATCAATCCCATGCAATAGCTTTTCCTCATCTAATACTAACTCAAAAAACTTCATATCTATCCTATTGTTGCCGTTTCTCTAATCTTTCTATCCATCTTCGCTGCACTCTGCACCTCCTGATTCACTACATATGCTCTAACAGGAGATTTACTCAATGACTCTGTTATCTGATTCCCTAGATCTGATACCTGAGTATTCAGAGATAATCTAGGAGATATGCTAGGTGCTGAGATCTGTGGTCTTGAACCCCCTGTACTTACACTTCCTCCTGAAGGAGCAGGAATTGGAGTAGCATATATCTGTCTTACTGATGCAATACCTGAAGCTACAACTCCTGCTGCTGCTACCGCACCAAATATACCACCTTGAGCAAGTGCCTTCGTAGCACCTGTATAAGTGTTGATTATAGCCTCTGCTGCGCTGAGTGCTTTACCTGCTTGAGCATTCTCTCCTGCAAGATTTGATAATGATCCTAGAGTACCTGCAATGATACTCAACTCAGCCATTTTCTGCTCTCTAGTTTTCTTGAGGGAATCCTTTCTAATCTGATCAGCCTGATTCGCATACTGCTGATCTATCATAGCCATAGAACTTCTCAATTGCTGATGCATCTGCAATTCATTGTCTACTGCAAACTTCTTGCTATCTATAGTCTTAGCAGTTAATTCTAAAGCAATAGTCTCCTCTTCTCTGAGGAGTCTTATCTGCTCCTGATGTTGCTTATTCAGGGAGTTATAGGTAGCGACTAATTCCTTTAATCTCGTATCTCTCTGAGCATTCAACTCAATGACACGAGCATTAGCCTCTGCTTCTTCCTGTAAGTCATCTCTTGTAGATTCTCCTAAAGCATTACGCTCTGTTATGATTCTTGCTCTCTCTTTAGCTATCTCTATCTCTTCATCAGCTAACTGCTTTTCTAGATCCATAGCCTTCTGTAATGCGTTGGCTCTTTCTCCTAATTCTCTTGTCTCATCTGCTGCTACAAGTCTCAACGCCTCAATAGATGCTCTACGCTCTGCACGAGTTTCAATCATTGCTATCTCACGATCCTGAAGAGCCTGAAAGGCTTTCTCTAAATCAATGGCTGCTTTTGCTTCCTCTCTAATCTCTTGACCTAATCCCTTGAATGTACCCTTCAAGATATCTACCCCCTTAGAGAAGTCCCCTGAGAAAATAGCAAAGATCCCCTCTCCAAAGGTTGAGAATCTATCTATCAATACATCAACTACTGCTCCAATGCCTTTCATGGCTTGAGATAGCTTGTCAGCACCTCTCTGAGTCTTGGTGAAGTAAGATGTAAGAGCCGTAATAGCAATCAATAATAGACCTATCCCTGTGGCTGCTATAGCCACCTTCAAAGACTTCATTGCAGTAATTCCTTGCTTAATACCTGCAACTCCCTTTTTGAAACCTGATACTAACCCTCCTGTGAGTTTGTCTGCTTGAGCAGATAATCCAGATAGCCCACCTTCAAGGTTATCTACATTCTTCTCAGCCTTGCTAGTATTTACATTTATTTCTATTTCTTTCTTAACCGCCATCTAATTTGTTCTTTAGCTTCACTCCATTTAGTGAGAATCTTCCATTCTCCTTTAGCTATCCTCAGATCCTGATCTGTAGCCTCTGTCTTTTGAAGTTGCTCAATTATAAAACCCAAGTCCATCACACATCGTTTAGAAGTTCCAATGTAGCCTCATCCGTTCTGAGGTTTATCTGGATCTCATTAATAACATATCTCCTCCCACCTATATCTAACTTATCATTCATCCTCAACTGAGATGATACCTTAAAAGGCAGTATTGCCTTCATTTTATATACCCTCCTGCTAGTTGAGTAGATATCTGTGATATAATCTTCCCAGAATTGATCGTATAAGGTCTGCGAGAAACTTTGCTCATGAAGAGGATCAACATTAAGTCCATAGGTTAGCATTTGCGTTACATCGGCTGCAACTCTGTTATTTATATTTCCACACAGATACACCTGATTGCTAGGAGTGTCAGTTAATCCTGTCTCATCTAGGAATCCAATAGGATAGGCTGAGATGTTTAATGTGCTTGGTGAATAGAAGATCACAGGCTCACCTATATACGGCTTACCTTCCTTATCTATGCTCTTCCCTACTAGGAAGTTCACAACACCATTGCTAGGATCATCTAGCTTCTGATACTTCATTAATTCAAATGTTGATTCAGCAGTCAATTCCCCACCATCAAAGTTGAAGTCTGCTCTCAGATCTCCATATCCTACACCTCCATTAGCATTACGATATGCCTCTTCAATATATGATCCTGATTCCTGATACTTGAATGATATCCTTCTATATAAATCAGGTCTTTCTATCTTCTGAGAAGATATATCCACATAATCAGTAATATCATAATTAGATCCTAAAGCATACCAATCATCTAGAGGTTCAATGATGAACTTTGTTCTACTTGTAGGCTCAATCACTAGATTGAACATCTTCACAAGACCTAGAAGGAAGTCATAGACCTTCTGCTCTGGCATCTGATCACTCATTACCACATCAGTATTGAAAGATTGTGGTGTTGTAGTAGATGCAGTAAATAATACTGATCCTGCTGAGGATGGTCTACCATCGCTACTACAGGAATCTATAGTAATTGTATTCCCATTCCAATCAATAGGAGGTGAGAATCTTATCTGTACTTTATCCCCTCCACTTAGCCAAGCGTTAAGAAATACCTCTTCATTAGTTACATTTCCCGAATGTTGGCGGCTCATTACATACTGACCATTAACATACCAATGTAATTGATAGTCATCTGTAGAGGTTATTGAATACCTCCAGATTAAATCTGTTGTAAAAGGGCCATTAGTATAGGTATCTGTAGCAACATCAAACAATCCTGTAGCTGAGGTAAAATCAATCTTTTCAGCAGTATACCCATTAGCCTGATCCTTGAACATATATCCCTCTCTTCTATGTCCCCAAAGGAATAGATCTGTGAACTTAGAATTTGTGAAGAAGGTAGATGTGAAGGTGATTCCATATTTTGCTTCAATAGCATCAATCAACTTGCTGATCCTGATAGCAGGTTTCAGATCATAATAATGCAATCCGTGATCATCATTAGTCGTATGATATGCGATATCATTATCATCATGAGTAGATGAAGCACTATCATATACCCAATCTGTAACAGGAGATATCAATGGATAGATAACATTCCCAGAATGAAGAGGAGTGGTTCCCTCCATCGCTCCTCTTATTACCCCTCCTTCATACGCATGATCATATGCTGATAGATCAAGATCTGTTAATTCATCCTCTCCAAATAGATCCTTTAGATTCACCCCTGCTGAAAAGAATACCACCTCATATGCTGAAGGCTTTCCATTAACCATATCCACAGACATCAACTCAATACTTCCCTCTCTGAATAATTCTTTATTCAAAAAGATTGTAGCATCCTGTCTCAATGAGGCATCAAAGCCTCCAGAGATATCAGCATTATAGTAATGCTTGAATACATCATTATTCTGCCTAGAGGCAGGTACTTGAAAGTTCTGAGTGAAATCAGTAAAGAGTCTAGAGATATCCTTCACATTCTGAACGCTCAATGTGATATTCACATCCTCATCCTTGAAGGTATCTATTCTCTCTGATCCTATATAGATCTCTATCATAGCATTGCATTATCTGGAGTTGCAAACTCTACTTCTATCGTGTAATTGATAGTCTTATCATTGATATGTTTCTGGAGTCTTAGAGACTCTGTCAAGACATTTACTGCTCTGAAATCCTGTGCTATAGTATAAGTATCTTGAATCCTTGTTGTAGTTCTATTGATTGTCATCAATACATAAGGACTCATCAATAGCTGCTCTATATTCTCACTATTTGACTCTTCAATCAATCCTGTATTGATAGTAAGTCTCTTACTCATCTGTGAATTGTATGATCTGATCCCTCTAGACTGATCTCCCCAAGTATATCCAGATGCTGAGGCTGAACCGATCACTGATCTGTAACTCTCCTTACTTACATCTAAATCAGTATCTGACCTCTTAAAGAAGGTCATTGTGTCCCACATTCCATATCTGTTAATATACTGCAGTTGAATAGGAGCATACTTAGGCTCACATTGATTGTAGAATCTTCTACTATCTACTACTGCATCACTAGAGTCCAATATCTGCACATCCCACCAATCTAATAAGCGAGGCTCTGATAATCCTAGTCCCTCTGTAAAGACATAATTAGATAGGTTAGGTATTCCCACAGGGAATAACAATACCCTATCCTCTGCATCTTCTCCTGTTTGATTTGTAACTACTATCTCATCATTAGAAGCATCTGATCCTACTAGCTTAATCTTTACTACATCACTCTGATAGCTACTACCCACATCACCTAAGTAGATAGGCATATTGAAGGTATCAAACTCATAGAAATACTTATCCTGATCCTCAAGTAATATAGCCTGTCCTAAATCCTTATTAGAACCATCAGTAAACTTACTATATCCATCAGCAACTAAGAAGCGAGTAGTAGTGCCTGTATCATTGACTACAAAACCCCCAGATAGATACTCAATATCATAATCTACCTCTACCCATAGTAGAGCATCAGGAGACATCGTTACAAGATCTTCTGTATCTAACTTACTTACTCTCTGATTGAATTCATTCTCTAAGATAGGAGCGATATCAGCAGTTGGATATTCATCTACAAATCCTGATGTTCTATCAATCGTGTAGGTAGGAGATGCAGGTCTTACATCCTTATCTCCTGTCCAAGCATACACCTCTAACTTAAAATAATAGATATCACTTCCTGAAGATCCTGTTCCATTCCAAGTGATGAGGATAGGTGATCTAGTTCCTAATAATCCTGTAGGGCTAATTACTGCCATCTTTATATTGTTCGTTTAATTTATCTATTGTAAACTCTAGGAAATCCTCAACATCCAGAGCATAAGCCTCCACTATCTCATTAGGGAGTTTAGCATATCCTAAGTTAAATGGTCTAGAATAGAAATTAGAAGCAGGTATTCCCTTCTTACCAATGCTCTTGACTATCGCCCAAGCAGTTTGATCATAACTCTGGAACTTCCCTTTATTACTTCTGAATTGAATCCTGCGATCCTGTACCCATTTCCTAAGTGGTGAGAATGGTGGATTCTTTCCTGCCTTCCTTCCCTTATCTACCCACTCACCATATTCATTCATCAGGAAGTCAAACTCAAAAGAGTTCGGCATAGCCTTCACATCATAATCCAGAGACTCATAGAGGCTATTAGTTACATTCTTCTTCTTTCTTGTAAGGTTCTTCCTAGACTCCTTAACAAGATACTTCCCAAACTTATCTAATGCTCTCTGTGTATTCTCTCCCTTCATCTAACAGATGTTGTTAGGGTTTATTGCCTCTATCTGAAGTGTTGCTTTCCATCCACAGATCGTAGACTCCATATCCTCATCAAAAGGCTCTGCAACAGGATCATTGATTAATCTGAAGTAAGCATCATACTGATCGCCTCTCCTGAAGGTAGCGAGTATCTCTGATATCGCTGCTAGAGTTCTATGATACACATCCTGCTTCATCATATTCCCCTCGTATAGATCCTTCGCCTCTTTGCTATAATCTACGATATCCATTACCAGAAGATCAAACTCATAGGTAATAGTTCTCTCTCCTAATACTGCTGATCCTGTCATCACATGAGCAATAGGAAACATATCCTGCTTCCTGAAATCTAGATCAAAGATATCTCCCCAAGTTACTTGGTTGATCTGATCATTTGCCGATGCAGCACTCTCAAGTGCTTCTGTTATTTGATAATATCCCTTCTTCATATAATTAAAAAACCCTATCTGTAAAAATAGGGATAAAAAAAGAGGAGATCCACCACAGACCTCCTCAACCAAACCAATCTAGCGAACCACCACTAGATGCCTAAATGCTCATCATCATCTTCATCCCTACATCTGCAATCGTAGTAATCAGGATCTTTTGACTCTCCACAAACATTACAAGTGCTATCGTGATAATTCTGATAGCTTTCTAATTCCCAATCTAGATATCCCATTACTCAAAGAAGTTTATAATGTTAGTCAATGTGCATTCAAAACCGAATACTGCTGCTACTCTATGACATTGGTTCAATGTTAGATCTAAGCAGTATCTGTTCTCCTTCAATCCTGTGATTAAGGCTTTAGTTGAATATGGATACTTAATCATCTCCTGATCTAATACCTTCAATGCCTCTGGGCTTAACTTGTCGTATAAATTCATCTCTCTATGATTTTAATAGGGAGGGCTTCCCCTCCCCTTGATTATTAAATTCTACTTACTACTTGCGTTGCACAATCTGAACCGAACTCAAACAATCCCTGTGATTGATGGTCTTGTGGGAACTGCTCTGGATCATATACTAATCCATCAGTAGTAGATAATTCTAACCAAATGGTCTGATTAGATTTTAATTTCTTACCGCAGTTAGAGCAGGTATTGTTTCCCTTGTTGATGAATGTGATTGGTGTTGTCATGTCTCTCTCTTTTGATTTACTCAAAGA